GCGGCTGCCCGCGCCCAGAACGCTTCCTCGGGCGCCCGCTCGACCTTGGCGAACTTTGAAACGATGAAGTGGTTCCCCTCGACGAAACCGGCGTTGGCCGGGAACACGGCGTCGTGCATGTCGGACGGGGCCGTGACGGTTTCGATGACGGCCCCGGCGTCCTTCATGAGGTCGCGCAGGTTCACCCACTGAGAGATCGCCAGCTGCGCGTCGACGCGGCCGACGTTACCGAGCATCCAGGGATTGATCTCCCACGAAACCCGGTAGCACGAGGGATCGGTCATCAGGAACCTGGTCACGATTCGTCGCCCCTCGCCGCGTTCGGCAGGTGCTTGAGAAGCGTCTTGTCTATGCTGTCCCATTTCTTCATCCAATTATTATACCACAGTTCGAGACAAAAAGAAACCCCGGGATCATCCCGGGGTTCCCCTTGATTAGGCGAAGTTCGCCAGCTCCAGGGCCGACCTGAGGTGGGTCATTTGCGGCCACGGGACGTGGACACCGAAGGCTCCCAGCACCATCTGAATCGCGACGAGCACGATGGCCACGCCGATCAGCACGAGGATGACGTAGAGGATAGTCTTGAAGGGCTCCTCGAGGGGGATGAGGCCGATCAGCTTGTTGAACGCCCACCAGAGGGCTCCACAGATGACGACTAAGAAAATGACTCCGATTAACGTTCCAATCATTTCGTTCTCCTGTAGCTTATAAAAAGAAACCCCGGAAGTTGCCCTCCGGGGTTATTTATAGTGCTGGTGGAGCCGTTCAGCCCGAGGACGGGACCGCCTTCTTGTGCGCGTCCGCGGCTTCCTTCGCGTGCTTGTCGTGCTCCTTCTCGAGCTTGTCGTGCTCGAGCTTCTCCTTCTCGAGGAGCTTCTTCTCGCGCTCCTCGACCTTCTCCTTCGAGCGGTAGTCGTCCCCGAAGACCTTGTCCTCAAGCTCGTCCAACCGCTTCTCAACCGTCTTAGAAATCGTCATGCAAGCCTCCCCTTACTGCGCCTTATTCGTCGTGCTCGTCGTGCTCGTCCGTCGGAGCGGCGTGCTCCCCGTCCTTCTTGGGAATGTCGACCTTGATCTCGTCCTTCTTGGTCTTCTCGTCGACCTTCTTATCCTCGGCCTTCTTCTCCTCGGCCTTCTTCGACTTCTCGTCGAGCTTCTTCTCGGCGGTGTCGCACCTGGCCTTCAGGGCCTCCTTGGCAGTCGGCTTCACGTGAATGATAACCTTCTCGCCCGGAACCGCGGTGATCACCCGCTCCGTTGCGAACGCCGGAAGCGTCAGTCCAAGCGCAACCAGCGCAGCTATGATGAGTCGCATGTCTTCCCCCTAAGTTAACCCAGCCCGGGAACTCCGGGACTGGCTATTTAGGCGCGGGGAATCTTCAAGAATGGTCGCAGCGCTTCGAGAATCGTCATAACGTCGGTGTCGGTAGCGCCTGCCCTAGAACCGTAGCCGTCGATACCGCGGTCTATGTCCCATTTTTTTATCGCATCCCATACAGCATTGAACTCCGGCGACTCCAGATCACTCTTCGTCGGCTCAGTCATATCAGTAGTCTCGCTCCCATTTGTCGTGAAACGCAACCGCGATGCCGAACCGGGGCACGCCGTCGGGCGTCAGGTTGGGGGAGCGCACCGTCACGGTCGCCGGCGACGTCCCGATCAAGGACGCGCAGTGCTCCCGCGTTCCCTTGATGCCGGCGCCGAACTCGCGCCCGTTGGAAGCCCGAGCGACGACGCTCTTCGGCAAGCCTCCCCAGTTCCCCTTGCCCTCCTCGAAGGCGACGAACTCGTACTCCTCGTCGTGGAACTCCTTGCGCTTCATCAGGAACTTAGAGCGCTTCCCCTCGTACGGCTTGTCGAGGCGCACCATCTGCCCCTCGTATCCCCGTTCAAGGTACCTGGAGTAGAACATATCCAGGTCTTCCTGGCTTGGGTGATAGGTCGTCGCGACGGCGAGGGTGACCGTTCCGAACGGCATCCAACCCTGCAGAAAGTGGATGCGTTCCGAGAACGTTCCGGTGTGGCTGGGGATGTCGTACACGTGGTACTGCATGACCGCGGCCGACTTCGCGAGGTCCTCCTCGGTCGGCACGGTCTTTTTGACGATCGACGTGATCTCGTTGAAGTCGTCGCGGAGCTGGTGGTTGTACATCTCCCCGTCCAGGACCGCGCCCGGACACTCGCGGAAGAAAGCTTCGAGCTCCCTCTCTACGTGGGGACAGGAGACGATCGGCTTGCCGGCGCGGCTCCAGAGACCGTCCCTCGAGGCGATGCACCTGATGCCGTCGAGCTTGGGCTGGCTGTAGCAGGGTCCCGTCCAGCGCTCGTACTTCGTGGCCAGCATCGGCTTATAGCCCGAGGCCCTCGCTTCGTCGACGCCCTCGGTCGCGGGAGCGTACTTGCGCTCGAGCTTCTTCTTCTCCGCGGCGCGAGCCTCGAAGATTGCTTGATCGGTGTCGGTGACTTGGGAGGCAGCGACCGCGAGCCTCCACTCCGAGGCTACCTTCCTGCCGTCGACGAGGCCGGCGATCGTCCGCCACTTGTCGTCCTCGACCTCGTACTGCCACGCCCGCAGCTTCCCCTTGGAGTCGCGGGAATAGATCGGTTCACTCAATATGTGCATTTCATGTTTCCTGTTTTCTGCGGGGTTTGGGAACACCGCGCTGGGTATCGCCGGCTTTCTTTTTCGATTCCTCGGTGCGCGGGGGTCGTTTCTTAGCGCCTTCAGCTAGGCGCTTCCGCTGGTTATCTGCCCAAACGGGGTCGGCCCACAGTTCACGCATACGTTGGCCGGGAACCTTCTTGGGAGGCTGCTCCTTCTTTAGCTTAGGCTTCCGTCGACCCTCAGCCCAAGCCTTCTTGTTTCCTTCACCGATCGCTGCTCGGTGCTCCTCGGTCTCGGTGGTTCCCAGCTTCGCATCGCGCATGGCTTGCCTCCATTCTGGAGACATCGCGTCGCCGGTCTCAACCTTATTCTTAGCGAAGGCTTTCTTTTTTCCCTCGCTGATGGCTCTACCGACTTCTGGGGGCCTGGGAGCTACAGCTCCACCATCTCCTCCTATAGTCATGTTATAGCCGTTGTGATAACTGTCGTGCAGAACTATTTGTCTTATTTCCGCTTCGGAGAGAGCCTCATTTAGAAGTTTCCGTGTGTCGGCAAAAACAGCCTCGATCTTTTCGACCTTCCAACACGCCGAGCCATATTTTCGCAGAGCATTATGGAGCTTAACATTCATGTCGGCCTTTGTGGCCCTCCAAACATGGTGCTTCCAACGCTTTTCAGCAACGGTCATCGTTTTACCGATATAGACCTTCCCAGATGGCTCGCACGTAAGCCTATAAATCTCACCATGTACCACAGGATCCTCCCATTGTGTCTATTCTATACTATTTAGGGAGTCATGTCAATAAAAAACTCCCGGAGTTGCCTCCGGGAGTTGTATTTAGAAACCTTAATAATATCAACAACATATGCTCACATTATGTTGTTTACGATTATACGTCGGTAATAAACGTTGGTGCTTATCGTTCGTCCGCCCAGGCCGACGTAGGTGCCCTGCGCGAAGGGGTTGGCGACGACGCCGTAGCGCGTCTTGAACCCAATCTTCGGCTGGAAGCTGTCCTGGTCGACGGCGCGCACCATCTGGAGCGGCACGTATGGGCAGTAGAATATGCCCGCGTCGAAGGCCGAGGGGCCCTTGTAGCCGATCGTCAGGTAGTTGCCGCCGATCGCGTACGGGTCGATGTAGACCTTGTAGCGGCCGAGCAGGATGCCGGCGAAGGTGTTCCCGGTGTCGTCGACCGTGAGGGTCTCGGGCAGCTTCGGGTTGTACACCAGGAGGCCGGTAGCGTTCAGCGCGGAGGCGACGTCCGAGGAGCAGATGACGATGTTCCCCTTCCCGCGCCTGGTCTGCTTCGCGATCTGGTTGGCTTCACGCTCGAGCTGGAACAGGAGGCCCTTGAACTTCTCAACGAGCCAGCGGCCGTTGGAGTCGGTGTCCAGGTCGAACACACCCGCGGTCGTGGTGCCCGACTGGGCGCCCGGGACGGCGGTGATGTTGATCGTTCGAACGATCTCTCGGTTGATCTCCGCGAGGATCTCGGCCGACAGGATGTTGGAGAGCTCCGTCTCAGCGTCCAGGCCGTGGATCGCCTTGAGGTCCTGAGCCAGCTCCATCGAGTACTCAGCCTTCAGCGCTCGGGTGACCGCCTGGACGGCGACCTTCTCGATGCTGAACGCCATCTGCGGGAACGCGACGTTCGAGTCGGCGCCCAGAGACTCGCCCTGCGCCGTGCTCATGCCGTACGCGGTGTCGTAGGTGTTCACGACAAGCAGCGGGCTCGTGTTCGTGGCGCCGGGGATGCCGGAGCCCGCGACGTACTGAGCGCCGAGGGTGTTGGCGCCGGACACGACGGACGAGAACGCGGTGTTCACCTCGTTGTAGAACGCCTCGTTGTCGGCGTTGCCGCCGCCCTGCTCGTAGCTTCCGCTCGAGTTGGCCTGCGTGTTGTAGCGCGAGCGCATGGCGAAGATGAGGCCCGTGGGTCCCGTCATCGGCTGCACGCCGCATATGTCGTAGGCGATGAGGTTGGGCATCGCGCGACGGACGAGGGAGATGAGGACGGGGTCGAACGTGTCGATGCCGCCCGCGCCCTGCGTCGAGGACGAGCCGCCCATCCAGTTGGCGGGGACGGCCGAGGTCGTCTCAGTCATCATGGTCTGGTACTGCCCGTGGGCGGCCGCTTCGCGGAACGCCTTCTCGGTATTCTCCAACATGATGGCCGTGATGGATCGCCTGTGCTGGTCTGTGATCTTTCCGAGGGAGTCGTGGTCCAGGACCGGCGCCCACTTCTTCTGGATTGCTTCTGCAAGGTACATCGTTATTCCCTTTCGTTGCTTACTCTATTTATCACGGGGCACTCTCGGGCACTCCGCCGGACGGGCCCTCAGCCCCGGGGCGGCGCTCAGAGACCGAGCGACACCCTTACGCTGTGAAAGAAGTTGTCGATGCCGTTGTGAACGACGTCGATCGCGGTGCCTACGCCGCCGACTACGTCCGCTCCGACCTCGCCGACCCCGTGAACGACTCCGCCGACTCCGCCGGCTACGTCCGCGACCACGCCGCCGACCACGCCGCCGACGGTCTGACCGACGATGACGGGCTCAGGAACTGGGATATACGTAACCCCGGGGTGCGAAGCGAAAGCGGGCGGCGGGGGGAGGGGAGCGGCAGCGGCCATGCGCGCGTTGATCTCAGCCTCGTGGACCATCAGGTCGTGATGGAGCTTGTCGTGCGCCTCCTGGAGGTGCTTGGCGAGCTCCGCTGCGTGGTTTACATTGTCAGTCATGATAGTTTCCCCTTAGTTGTCGGGATCAGCCCCGAGCGGTCCTGTCGATTGCCTGCACGTACCTCTTCACCGAGGGATCGACGTGCACCGTCCCCTCAGTCAGTTCGCCCTCGAACGTCTCGGACTCGATGCCGGTCGACTTCCCGACCTTCACCGACCCGTCGTCGTTGAAGTAGCTCTCGCGGATGATCTGCAGCTTGCGCCCGAACGCCTCGGGATCGTTGCCGTGGTCGATCCCCTCGGCCAGCTGGGCCAGCTTCTCGACCTGCGTCTTCGGCAGCCCGTCGGAGACCAGCTCGAACACCTCGCCGAGCTCCTCGTCCAGGGACGCGTCGCGCAGGCGGGCGCACTCGACAAGCGTCTCGTCCAGCGCGGTCTCGAGCTCCTCGACCCTCTCGGCGAGGGCCTCGAACGCGTCGACCCGGTCCTCGGGAACGTCGATGTAGTGATCCTCGAACAGGGTTCGAAGTCCGTCGATGAACTCCTCGGTGATCTCGGAACGCAGCGCGTTCTCGACCGCCACCTCGTTCTCCTCCATCCACGTCTCGGCGATGTAGTCCAGGTAGGACTCGACCCTCTCGGTCACCTCTCCGGTCAGTTCACCGACCTCCTCCTCGAGACGCGCGGCGTACGCTTCCTCGAGCTCCGCCACCTCGGACAGCAGCCTGTCCTGCAGCGCGGCCTCGAACAGCGTCGTGGCCCTTTCTCGGAAATCGTCGGTGAAGCCCTCGCCCGTGAACAGGTTCTCAACGCTCTCTCGGGCGTCGGAGGGGTGCATCTTCACGGAGTCCTTGTTGTGCGCGGAGAAGTCCTTCACGCCGTCGCCGTAGTGGCCGAACTGCGCCATGGTCTGGTCGAACCACGTGACCAACTTGTGGTCCGGTAGTCGACCGAGGTTCCCGAGGACCTTCGTGATCATATCGATCCTAGACTTCGGGTCGTCGGCTGGTCGAGAGTTCGGGTGTAGGGTCTCCAGGGCGGTCGAGTCCTCCTCGATGTCGTTCATCGAGAACTCCACGGTCTGTCCGTCGGCGTCCTCGGCGATCACTCGGTCCCCGTCGATCTGTCGAACGGTGAACTCCTGATCGTCGAACGTGACGACGTCGTCGACCTTGAGTTCGTCCTCCACGGACTCTCGGGCGGGAACCTTGGCTCCCCCATGAAGCTTCATAGCGGCGTTCAGCGTGCCCTTGACTCGATTCTTCATCTTTGGCTTGGCGCCGGTCATGTTGGCGACGGCGCCCTTCTCATACTTTCGAATCTTGTCGGCGGACAGCTCCGTCAACTCGCCGGCCTCGTTCTCCGCGATCACGGTGTCGCCGTCGATCTCTCGAACGATCCAGTCCTCGTTGTCGATGCTGAGGACGTCGTCGATCTCAACGTCCTCCTTGACCTTCTTGGCCTTGTCGAGCGCTCGATTCTTCTTCACGCGCGCCTTTTCGGTCTTGTCGGTGACGAGTCCCTTCTTGCCAGGACCCGATCCATCGGAAGGCTTCCACGGCTTGAACTTCTCAACGATCGGGGGCGTGTCCTCGACCTGGGGCTTCTCAACGGTCTCGGTCTCGCCGGCCTCGTTGACGAAGACGACCCTGTCGCCGGCGACTTCCTTGACGGTCCAGTCCAGTCCGTCCTCCCTCTCGACGATGTCGCCAACTGATAGATCGGTGATCATTTGTTTCTCCTTCGAAGCTCGTAGTTCTATTTATCTTCGCGTCACCTCAGGGAGTCCAAGAAGCTCTCCCAAAGGGCGATCTTCCGCTCCTCGACCTGTCCGGCGGTCGCTTTTCGGATAAGTTTCTTCGTGTTCTCCGCCATCTGGACGGTCCGCCATCCGTGTCCCTCCGAGAACACCCACTCGGCGCCCTCGAACACCCCGTTGACCCACGCGTCCGGGGCGGACGGGTCCATCACGACGTCGACCGTCACCAACCGGAAGTCGTCCTGGACCTCCATGAGTCCGTCCTTCTCCTTGAGGGAACCCATCCCCCGAGTGGACACGCCGATCTTGACACCCTCGTCGAGGAGTCCAGTGACGATCTGTCCCATGGGAAGTGACTGAAGGATCTTGGACTTTCCACAGAAGTTGTTCCCCTCCCGATGGAGGTCGACGATGAGGTGGCACGCTCGGTCGGGGTTGACTGTCGGGGTCGGGGGGTGTCCGAGTTCACCTATGGACCTCTTCGGGACGATGTGTGACTCCCGATAACCCTCGACGACCCGGTCCAACATGTCGGGGTTATAAATTCTGCCATTTTTATTTTTCATACCGCCCTGCGCGAAGACGCCATGGATGTACAGGGACTTCTTCTCGTCGGTGGCTTCCTGGATGACGGATACCCCGTCGAACCG